AGACCAATATTTACAGAGTACAGTGATGAGATGCTTGACTATTGTATTCAAGATGTTAAATTAAATAAAAAAGTTTTAGAAAAGTTAAGAAAAGATAGTGTAGGGTTTTCTAAAGAATCAGTAAAACTAGAACACGAAATTACAAAAATACTATTAGAACAAGAACTAAATGGTTTTCTGTTTGATGAGAGGAGAGCCATAGATTTATTAAGCTCTTTAAACCAAAGAAAAAAAGAAGTAGAAGATGAAGTTCATGCTACTTTCAAGCCTAAGTGGGTGCCTGTAAAAGAGGTTACACCTAAGCTTAAAAAGGATGGTACTTTGTCTAAATCTGGACTTACCTCCGTTGAGTACCAAGAGAGAGTTGCAACTAATGACACTACTCCTTTTACGAGGAAAGAACTTAAGGAATTTAATCTCGGCTCTCGTCAGCAGATAGGAGAATATTTAATTGATTTTGGTTGGCAACCACAAAGATTTACCCCCACAGGTCAACCGATTGTTGATGAAGGTACTCTCAGCAAAATAGCACATATTAAAGAAGCTCAACTGATAGCTGAGTATTTATTAATACAGAAAAGAGTTGGGCAAATTGAATCATGGATTGATAATATCAAAGATGATAATAGAGTTCATGGAGCTGTTATTTCTACTGGAGCAATAACTGGTAGAATGACACATAGAAATCCTAATATGGCTCAAGTACCAGCAGTTCATAGTCCTTATGGTAAGGAGTGTCGAGCTTGTTGGATTGTGGCTGAAGGATATAAACTAGTAGGTATAGATGCTTCAGGGTTAGAATTAAGGATGTTAGCCCACTATATGTCAAACGAGGAATACATAAATGAAATTATCAATGGAGACATTCACACAACTAATCAGCAGTTTGCTGGACTTAAATCAAGAGATGAGGCTAAAACTTTCATCTATGCACTTATATACGGAGCCGGAGATGAAAAAATTGGAAAAATCATTGCAGGAAATAGAGCAGATGGTAAACAACTGCGAGAACAGTTTCTTACTAGTTTACCAGCACTTCAATCTCTTAAAACAAGAGTTGACACAGCGGCTCAAAGAGGATTCCTTAAAGGATTAGACGGTAGAAAAATATTTTTAAGACACAAACATGCTGCTCTCAATACTTTACTACAAGGTGGTGGAGCAATAGTTATGAAAAAAGCTCTAACAATATTATACGACAAACTTAAAACTTGTAATCTTGATTTTAAATTTGTTGCCAACATTCACGATGAATGGCAAATTGAAGTGAAAGAAAGTCAAGCAAATCAGGCGGGACAGTTAGCAGTAGAAAGTATTCGTGATGCCGGTGAATACTATAACATGCGTTGTCCCCTTGATGGCGAATTTAAAGTCGGAGATAATTGGAGTGAAACCCACTAAACAAGACCGCAAGAAGTTTGATATAGACTTAGAGTTTGGTAGTATTAGAGAAGATAAAGTTGCAGAAATGCTCTGTAACAAAAAGATTGAAGTTAAGTCTGAACGAGGCATGTGGATGAAAACTGGTAACATAGCTATCGAATATCAAAGTTATGGTAAGCCCTCTGGTATTGAAGCCACTGAATCTGATTACTGGTTTCACCATCTTTGTGTAGGCGATAAAGAATACTGTACCTTAGTTTTTCATACTGATGTTTTAAAAACCATAGTTAAAGAACTAGACACTTTTAAAACTGTCTCTGGTGGCGACCACAATGCTAGTAAAATGTATTTAGTAAACTTACAAAAACTTTTCTCATCTGATGTTATTAAAGCTTTTAAGGAATTAGAAGATGAGCAAGAAAAATAAATCTTTAGATACTTTAGTAGAAGACATCTACAACACTATCGGGGTCTTAGCCGATGGTGATAAAATTAAAATCTCAAATAAACTTCTAGAAGAATTAGGCATTGACATTGTATCTGCTGTTAAAGAGTGGGCAACTCCGGTTAAAAGGAATAAAGCCACTAGTCAAACTTTACGCATGTCCAACATTGGTAGACCTGAAAGGCAACTCTGGTATGATATGCATGAAGAAAGAGATACTTCAAGCTCAATAGAGCCTTCGACTTTTATTAAGTTTTTGTATGGTCATATTTTAGAAGCCTTATTAATTTTCTTTGTTAAATTAGCTGGACACAAAGTTACTGCTCAACAAAAACAAGTCTCAGTTAAGGGTATCAAAGGACACATGGACTGTAAGATTGATGGTGAAGTAATAGATATTAAAACTGCTTCTGGTTATGCCTTTCGTAAATTTAGAGAAGGCACTTTAGCTGAACAAGATACCTTTGGTTACTTAGCTCAACTAGCTGGTTATGAAGCAGCAGAAAAGACATCTGAGGGAGGTTTCTTAGCTTTTAACAAAGAGACAGGAGAATTAGCTCTTTTTAGGCCTCAAGACCTTGACAAACCCAATATAAAGGATAAAATAGATAAGGTAAAACAAATTATTAAATCAGATTCTCCACCTGATTATTGTTTCACTGAGATACCGGAAGGTAAAGCTGGTAACATGAAGTTGCCAAAAGAATGTACTTTCTGTCCTTATAAATTTAAATGTAGGTCTGACTCCAATAATGGAGAGGGACTTCGTGTTTTTAATTATGCTAAAGGTCCTGTTTATTTTACTAAGATAGTCAAAGAACCTAATGTAGAAGAGTTATTATGAGAGGTAAGAAAGCTAAACAACTAAGAAGAAAAAGCGAACAACTACTAGTAGAGTGGTTGAGGACTATGGTGCCGGAAGGAGAAGACACCTCTAAAATATCTACTAAAAACTTACAAGAATTTTTACCAACTCAAACTCATATTTATGCTAATAATAGGTTGATGTTGAGTGCTTATTCTTTAAGATGGTTTTATAAAAAAGTAAAACAAAACCCTAACATAACTTTACAGGACTTAATATTATGACAATTAGATACAAATTTAACGAAGATAAAATCTTAGCAGACATTAAAGAGTATATTGATTCTACTTATGACCAACATTACTCTCAGGGAAAGTACCAAGCTACTGATATGATTATAGATGCCGGACATGGTGAGGGTTTTAGCATTGGTAATATTATGAAGTATGCCATGAGATGTGGTAAAAAAGATGAGAAAAGAAAAGAACTAATGAAAATAATTCATTACGGTATAATAGGGTTATATGTAGAGGATAGTAATGGAAGATAAGGTAGGGGACAAAGAATACTTAGGTATTAAAATTAATTATAATAATGAAAAACTTTTAGATAAGTTTAGTCTTGATACTTTAAAAGATAGATATTTTACAGGAGAAGAAACTCATGCCCAAGAAGCATTCGCAAGAGCCTCCGTTTTCGGAGCAACATTCAAAGGAGTTACAGATTTTGAACTGGCTCAGAGACTTTACAACTACAGTTCCCGCTGTTGGTTTATGTTTAGCACTCCTATACTTAGTAACGGGGGAACAAGTCGTGGGCTACCTATTAGTTGTTTCCTTAATTATGTTCCTGACAGTCGAACTGGTTTGTCATCTCATTATGACGAGAATATATGGTTGGCTAGTTCGGGTGGAGGTATTGGTGGATATTGGGGAGATGTGCGTAGTAACGGGGTATCTACTGCTCACGGTAGTAAGTCTACTGGTTCAATCCCCTTTATGCATGTCGTAGACTCTCAAATGTTGGCCTTCAATCAAGGTGTAACAAGACGAGGTAGTTACGCAGCTTACATGAACATTTGGCATCCAGAGATTGAAGAGTTTATCAACATGAGAAAAGAGTCTGGTGGTGATATAAACAGAAAATGTTTAAACCTCCACAATGGAGTCAATATTAATAATGAGTTTTTACAGGCTGTTGAACGTGACGAAGAATGGCGGCTGATTGACCCTAAATCTAACGAAGCTATTAAAACAATTAATGCTAGAGATTTATGGTGGCAAGTATTAAATGCGAGAGCAGAAACAGGAGAGCCTTATATAGTTAATTTAGATACTTGTAATGAAGCTTTACCACAAAAACAAAAAGACTTAGGCTTAGCAATCAAACAGAGCAATCTATGTTCTGAGATTACTTTACCAACTGATGAAGAAAGAACAGCAGTTTGTTGTTTGTCTTCGGTAAATTTAGAACACTTTGATAAATGGTCTAAGGATAAAAACTTTATCAA